CTTGCGATGATTTGTGGGGCTGTAATCATTGTTTCTCCAATTCGTAGGGTGGGCTCCATGAGTCGCCCGTGGCTGTCCGGAAGGACATACGGCCGGCTAGGTATTGCGCCTCGGATCCGCCGTTCATAAAGATCTGCACAAGTACTTCTTGGCCGTTGTCAAGAACTGTCTTGAGCACCAGATAGTCGAAGATTTGTGGATCGGTCATAGAATGGCCTTTCGTCGGTATTCCGACATTAGCCAACACTTGCCTAGTAAGGGTGGATTTCCCCGAACGCCTTTAAGAATGCGGCTTTGACAAAGATTGGCGAGTCTGCCGCCTGTGGCGAGATCTCGATGTGGAACCAGTCTCCGCCGGGTGCGCCCGTGACTGTCGGCTTGCTGTATTTGCTCCACGCTTGACGATCGCATTTCCACGCGCGACCGAACGGCTGTGGGAAGTAGTCGATCACGATCTCAATGCCTAAGTCGTTTGCGTTGGCAATAAGTTTCTCAATTGTTTCTAATGCGTCCTTACGATTGGCAAGTTTCTTGCTGGCGCTTGGACGATACGAGAGATCGACGGCGCGGCCTGTCGCGTGGACTGAAAGTGTTTCTTTGCCGCGCATATTTCTCACGCCATACGAGCCGTTATCCCAAAGAGCGCCTTGACCTAGCCATATGACTTCTTTGATGAAGGCGTCCATGCCGGCACGTCGCTTTGGTGATGCGCCGTCCGTGTTGCCCGTGTATGGCCTAGCGCCGACGATAGGTAGCGGTTGGGCTTTAGGCTTCGTCGTTTTTTTGGCGGCCATAAGAAGGATCTTTCGGGTTGAGCCATCGCAGAAGGACGGGGGCGACTGATGCTATTGCGGCCGCAAGTAGATCTTTTGGATCGGTGTTGCCGGCCAAATAAAGCGCTAGGGATGCGCCGACCATTGATCGAGCGTATGAAGCGATCATTGCTTTGTCTTGTGGTTTCATTGGTGGCCTTCCATGTGTCCGTCTATTTTTTGTTCAATACGTCCGAGGGAGCGTTGTACTTCGCCGTGGTCTTTCCTGTTTTCTTTTCTCATTGTGTGGATGAGAGCCACCAGAACGCTAAAACAGCCAGCCACGATAACGCCAGTAATCGACGCGCCCATCGCATTAGCCTAGGAGGGCTGCGGCTTCATCTGCTGTTAGTCCAAGTTTGTCTAGGACTGCTTGCCGTGCGGCAACTTTTGCGGCTGCAATTTCTGTTTGTGCTTGCGCTTCTGCTTGTTGGGCGTCAATTATTGCGGCTTCCTCAGCGGTTGCCTCTCGTACTTCGTTGTCTATTTGTATTTTGTAGGTCATGTTATGCCTTTGTGTAACCGTAAACGGAAATTACGCCGCCAGTCATTGTTCCGGTACTGGTTGTAAAAGTAAAAGAGGTGTAACTTGTGGCATTGCGGTTTGTGCCGCCTAACAAAGTTTGCGTTCCGTTGCTACCCACAGTATTTGACCAACCTGAGATCGAAGTATATTTAGCAAGAAACGGGCTGTAAACATTCATATCTATGTCGGGGCCGTAATCTGTGCCCATACCTACTCCAATAGTAAAGAATGTTGCGCTTGGCCCTGTTCCAACATTGTTTAGGGTTGTGTTACGAGTGTTGCCCTGAATATAAGAGTTTTCATATGTTGCTGTGCTAATGCCGCCAATAGTCATTTGCAAGTTAAGTGCTGTCGAAACATTGCCGCCACTATAAACAATTTTATATGTGTCGTAAGTTGCACTAAACGCATTAGAAACAGTAACGCTAGAAACTGCTGTGCCAACCGTCTGCGCTAAAACAAAAGCAAGACCCGGCGTTGTTCCAACAGCCTGCCAAGCCGCGCCGTCGTAATACTGTGTTGTGTTAGTTGCCTCAATGTAAGCAAACTGACCTTCCGCAAGTGTCTTCTCGCCAGCGCCACCAAAAGCAGCATCTCGCGTAACCGTCGTAGCAAAAACGGGAATGCCTGAGTTTGTAATGTTCATGTCTGCCGCTGTCAGGACTTCGCCTGCCGTATAAACGGGGACTGTAGTAACTGCGTTTGCTCCCATAGTGATTCCTATCCTAAGACATTCTCGGTGTCGATTGTGCCATATATGAGATCGTCAAGAATGAGTTCGTAGACGAGTGTTGTTGGGCTTGTGAAAAGGGTGATCCGATGGCCTGTAGATAGGTCGATCTGATGTTGGATTCCTTCGATGGCTAATTCTTGGGCTAATGACGTTGTGGTGTTGCCCGTGTTGAAGGACTTTTCTATGGTGATCGTGTTGCCAATCTCGACGACGGCCACGGTGTCGCGTTGGGCGTCTGTGAGTGAATAGAACGGCGTTGAGACGCTTGTGTAGCGTGGCTCGGGTTCGGCTACAAGAAGGTACTCAGCAAGCGCTAAGGCGGCTGCGTCGTTGTGAACTAGCGCATCTGAGATTGAGGTTGTTTGAATGAAGTAGGTCGCTTGCGATGCTAGGTCTTCTGCTACTTCTGGGGCTCCGCCGGCATGGGTTACGGATGCGCGGTTGACAACTTGGTTTGCTTCAAATGAGATTCCTACTTGGTCGTAAGGAATTGCGGTTCCGTTGTCGTGGAAGTCGGCTACGGATGCGGAGAGGGTTGTTCCAATTCGATCTTGGAAGGTGAACGTGCCGTCTCGCGCTACAAAGATTCTCCCTTGGACGGACTCATTGATCTTGGCCATATACGCGGCTACGGATGTTCCGTTGGGCACGGTGTAGGCGGCCGCTCCGCCGAGTAGGACGGTAGAAGTTTCTATGTTTCGTTCGCCGGGTAGTTGAAATGCGTTGACTTCTGGAAGGTCTAAGACCGCTTCGATGCGTACGTTTGCGAGTTGTTCGGAGACGTTGTATTCAGCCATGTATGTTTGCGAAAGGACATAAAAGCGATCGGCGCATGTGACGTTGACGACGTCTAATCCTCCAAGCGAGAAGTCATACATGTAGTCAACGATGTAGCCGTTGAAGAGTTCTTCGCCTTCGCGTGTGAGGATTACGTTTCGCATTGGGGCTAATCCGGGTTGATCGTTAGAACTGTCGAAAAATGGACTGTCCTGATTGAACGGATTGAACACCCCCCCGGCGTAGCCGTCCAGAAGGTTGAAGGTCATTGAGCCGGCGGTGAATTGGTCGCCTGTATCTTGGCGGCCGCGATTGACGCTGATAGTTGTGCAGCCGTCAATTACGGATGCATATTGGGTCGTACCGTTGAGCACGTATTCGGTGTTATCTAAAATGCCTTTTGTTGTGTCGTCAAGTGTGAAAGCGTCGACGATAAAGCCTGTGTCGATGAGGAGATCGTAGGATCCCGATTCAATAATTGACGTTGCCATTACGCGACTTGGATTTGTGCTGGGCCGTCTACACGGTTCATTGCTTTGATGGCGTTAACAACTGCGCGGCCAATGTCTGCCGACGTGGAGATTCCGCCGTTTACGTTGACGGTGATGTTCTGTCCGCCTTGATTTCTCATTCGATCTAACGGGATGACGGCTTCTGGCCCTTTCTCACCCACAATTGCCAAAGTTGGCGCCGTCACAATGCCTCCCGTGGCCATCATGCGGATACCACCGATGCCACCCGTAGCCGCTTCTTGGGCCTGACCGATACGGCCAAGAGATATCTCATTCAATGTTCCCACGTTGTCGACAAACGGAATCGCGTTGTATGCCTTGATGAGCACGTTGATCGCTTTGATCCACATGTTCGCCATGTTCTCAAATGCGCCAATGATAAAGTTGATTACTCCGTTAATGCCATTGCGGAACCATTCAAACTTCTTGTACGCGGCCACAAGCGCGACAACCATGACCGCGATGCCGGCTGCAATAGCCGAGAACGGATTGAGCGCCATTGCGAAGTTGACTGCCATGATCGAGACGGCGATAGCGCCGATCGTGCCGGCAATAGCCAAGAAGACTCCTGGGTTTGCTTCCGCCCAGTCTGCAAACTTTTGGACGACTGGGAGGACGGCTTCAAATGCTGGGAGAAGTGCGGCGCCGACTGATTCTTTGGTTTCGTCTAGCGAGTTCTTAAGAATCTTCATGCGCCCTGCGGCAGTCTCGGCGGCTGCGGCCGTGGCTCCTCCAAAGGTTCCGCCAAGGACTGACATGACGTCGTCTAAGGATGCTCCGTCTTTGATCATTGCTTTGATCTCTGGGGAGAGTTGACCAAGGGCTTTGAAGTTGCCTCCGTACGCTTTGGCGAGAGCATCGGAAACAGTCGCTAGATCCTTACCAGAGCCTTGTGCGATGTCCTGAGCGAGCGCAAGAGCGGTGTTGGCTGTCGTGATGTCCTTAGTGCCTACAAGAAGCGCTTGGAAGGCTGGACGGAGTTCGGAGTCTGCCGTGCCGGACGCCCTCGACATTGCGGCGATGACCTTCTCTTGTGAAGCGACTTGTGCGTCGGTTGCTCCCGTGACGTTTTGCATGACGAGCGCAAGGTTTGCTTGCTCGGCTGCGTCCTCCATGGCTGCTTGAGTTGCTCCTACGAGGGCTACGCCTAAGCCGGCAACGGCGGCGGCCGCTGGGAGTGCTGCCTTTTTGATTGCGAAGTTTGCTTTTTCGCCAAAGGTTTCTAGTTGCTTAAATTGGGCGATCGCTTTTTTAGCGCCCTTGGGATCGTATTCGCTGATGATTGGGAGGATGACGGCCATGGGTTTACCTTGCGCTTAGATCGCGGCTCAAGGCTTCGCCAACGCGGTCTACGATCCGCGCCATTTCCGTCTCAAGATCGCTCTTGTTTGCTTCGTACTGTTTCCACACTACTCGCGACGGGTCGCCGTACTTGGCTGTTAGCGCGGCGCCCATTTGATTACTTTTAGAAAAGTCAAAGAACGCGGCTGCGGCTCCGAGCCATTTAACGGCAAAGGTCGAGAGGTTTACTTTGCCACCGAATACTTCTTTGGGCGCTTTGGTGTTTATGTATGCCTTCACGGAATGGTCGGTCGGCCATGGGAAGACTTCGTATTGGCCGCGTAGATTCCATTGGCGCTGCCAGCCTGAGAGCGGATAGTTGAGTGGGATTGCGGATTGGATGTCGGAGACGAGTCCAGCCGTGACGCGCTTGTAGTCCTTGGTGATGTCACGACGAAGGACTTTGTCGATCTGGTTTAGATCCTTAAGCGCTTGACCAAGGCCGAACACTTCTATCCGTGCTTCAATGCCGCCGGCTGAGTCTCTCATTTTTGTCCTTTTTTGTTTTGGTCATTAAGGACTCTAATGATTGTTTGAAGGTCGCGTGAGTCAAACGACTCCGCATAAAACGTCGGAGCCCATCCCGTCGCGACTACCAGTTCGGCTAGTTGCCGGCGGTAGCCGCGTCCGTAGGGTTTGGATCGGTTGCATCCTCCGCCGCGATCTCGACGTCTGGGTTCTGTTTCAACCATTCGCGCCAAGTCGCTGGAAGTTTTTCGCCTTTAATCACTAACAACGTGTGTACCCAACACGCTAGATCGGATGCACCGATTCCGCGTCCGTCAGACACTCGACGATTCTCTAAGCGTTCCCATTCGGCAATAACAAAGAGATTGGTTGATAGTTGTTCGGTTACTTCTCCGCGCGTGAGATTAAGTTTGATCTTCATGGTGCTCCTTGTGTCGGGCCGAGGACGGCCGTGATTATGGTGTTACGTCTACTGAGTAAACTCCACCCTGTATCTCGATATCAATTACCTGTAACTCACCAAGGGAGGCATTGACGACTGGTAACTCAGAAATGAATCCGTCTGTCAAAATAAAACCGGGGTTGGTTGCGCCGTCTGCGGCCGAAGTTGGTTTAACTTTGACAACAATTTTTTTGCCGACATAGCCGGACATTAACTGGTAAGTCTCATCGGTTGCGTATGAGTTGTACATCGTCAAAGTGAGCGAGTTTGAGAAGAGGCCCGACGTGTAGGTGCGTGATGTGGATCCGAATGCGGTGTCTTCCAAAGGCTCGGAGACGACGGTGAACACGGCGGCCGTGCATTGGTCGCTTATGTTGTTCAAGGTAGAGATGGTCAAGCCGATTTCTACGGATGGATTTGAGAGGATTGTTGTGGTTGCCATGATTGCTCCTTGAGTTGTGGATTTAGTTTGACATAGATTTGGGCGCTAGGTGTGGATTACGCCGTTTGGACTTGGGTTGCGACGGTGAGTTCGTATGCCGGCAGCATAGACCCGCCGATGTCGACGTTAGTGGGGCGCCCTGAGATGACGCCGATGTTGAGCGCGTACACCTGAGCAAGCATGTTAAGCAGCGACTTCTGGGCGTCTAGGTTGCCGGGGCCTAGGGTCACGATCTGGAGTGTGAAGGTAAGTTTGGCGATGTTGTAGTTAAAGCCTTCAATTGAGTCAATGTTGACGAAGACGCATGGCGGAACGATGTTTCGTGGATCGTTTACAACTTGGAGCCCTGAGACGGTTTGGAGTTTAGCGACTAGGTCGTCGTAGCCTTCATTGAATAAGTCGGTGTAGGTCGGGACTGGCACTAGGCAACCTGCGGGCGATCAATGCCTAAGAGTTGGCGGATCATTCCGTTGAGTCCCATGACGGGTGCGGTTCCCATTGATTGGAAGGATGCGAAGGAATCCATGGATCCGCGCTGACGGTAGAGCGCGCCGCCGTACATGATCGTTCCAAGTTTGACATCCTGAGATGGGACGGTCGTAAGAGAGTCAACATAGCCGGCTTCCATACGTCGACGCCAACAAAATTGATTTGTGCTGGCCGCGCAAATGGTGAGAAACGTAGCGTCGGCTGCTGTAGCGGTTCCGATCCCTAACCAATCCTCAATGTCCGTGGCCGTGATCCATGTGCAAGTCGGGGTCGCTGTTAGTGTTCCGGATGCGGCTTGACGGTCTACGTCTGCTGCTGTACGAGCATAAAGAACTTGGTTTGGAATAGTGATGAGAGGGTTGAACTCTAAGTCGCCTTCGTCGTCAATACCGATGTATTCGTAAGACGGAAGCGATCGAATGGTGTATGTGCCATTGAACGTCGCGTCTACTGCTGCAACGGTGATCGACTGGCCGACCTCCAACTCCGC